GAGCGATAAACGTATAAAACAAGGGGCGCCAGTAGTAGGCACAGCCCCAGAATACTGGAGTGTAGGTGTACTTACCCCTTATGCTAAGCTGTTTGAGGACGCTCTACAGGAGTTAGAAAACACTGCAGTTGGTGAACTAACACCAGAGCAAGCAAAAGAGATACGTAAGTCTGACCAGTTCTTGGGCTTTACCGATAAGAACTACGAGTTACTGATTGATACTTACATACGCGACTCTTGGATTAAGGGGGCGGAGGTAGCTAGGTTCCCAACAGCACATACCTTATCGCTTATCGAGGGCTATACAACCGAAGACGATAGCACCTCCATGCGTATGGCAGAAGAGGATGCCAATGTTGGTATGCCCGGTAGAACCCACCTAGGCGGGCAGGGTATCATAAGTAGAAAAGAAGCTACTGTTTACGATGATGATGGCAATATAGAGCAGGCAGGTAACTACGACATTATCATAGGGACTGATGATGGCGGCAGTGTCCGTGAGTTCAAGTATGATGATTATGTTAAGGGAATGGTGACAGATTATGAGGATGGGTTTGAGACACTGGCTGACGCAGACGAGTTCCATAGTAAGATTCAACACAGCTTAGCATACCACCTAAGTGCCGATGATTACCTAGTAGCTGAGACAGAGCTTATTAATACAGCCCCTATGGAACTGCTGGATAGCGCTAATGAAGATATACGAGAGGCAGCTGAGGAGGCGCGTGTTGAAATGGTACACGAGTACCGTAATTCAGACGCTGTGAACGACATGCTCCGTAATCTAAATAGGAACTATCCAGGCAGTGGAAACAACGGTTGGGAGGTCTATACCTACGAGGGTGACGAGTACATTGTAGTAAACGAAGACCCACACTACGGGGTTAGGACCATAAGTAATGAGACTTTCTCTAATAAACAAGATGCTAACGCTGGATTTGAGTTAGGACAGATTGAGAATACTAACGGCTACCGAGATATTGCACATAGATACGCAGAACATACTAACGATAAATCTATTGATAAGATAAATGAGGGTATCCGAGAAAAGAATGTAAAACGCATTAAGCGTGGCCAAACCACACAGCCTGAGGTTTCCAAAAAAGGTGCGATATATAAATATATCGAGAAAATACGCCCCGACCTGCATAAGGTGACAGACGATAAGGGCTATACTTGGTACGAGACTAAGATTACAGACGCCGATGGTGATGCGGTGATGTTGTTCCAAACTCAAGATAAGATTACTGAGAGTCAAGAAAAAAAAGCAGACGAGTTAGGAAAAGAGGCTTTGAAGGCAAAACCGTTAGAAAGACACCAAACAGGCATGATAGACCAGATGTCGAATGATGATATAGCATTAGTTGGCGGTATGCGTTCTGGCAACTCTAAGGGTGACGAGACACGTAAGATGTACACTCTGTACGATATGAAAGGCCTAGATGAAGACTTTGCTAATGCAAAGGACCAGGAAATAGGTAATATACAACTATTCGTAGAGGATAGTACTGATAAGATAAGAGGTTTAGTAGATATAAAGATACCTGTCAGTAAGAGAAAGCAGGGGCACGCCAAAAGAGTTATTGAAGCACTAGTAGCCTCTGAGTTCTCAAATAAACCGTTCAAGATATACGACATTAAGAAGTCGGCCTACCCGTTTTGGAAAAAGATGGGTGTAGTGTTCACTAACTATGACTTCTCGAGGGAGACCAAAGACATCTCGAAAAGACATAAGAGGAAGGGAGACTGGGGCACGGTGAATGGATTTATCGGCTCAGAGGCAGACGTTAAGAAGGAAATGAAGGGTAGTTATTTGAATGATTTAATTGAGGAGACGGTTAGAGCAGGCGACCTTACCACTGATGGTTTAGTAGGTCAAACACCTACTAAAGACCAAAGAAACTCTTATGACTTTATTAACAATGATGAAAGAGCCTATACTAACGACGAGTTTAATAAGGTTGGCGAATCTGTAAGAGATGATTTGGCTTTATCCGCCCACAAGTTTAGAGGTTTGACAGGGTTTCAATCTAAGCCTGGTGATTTTTCACATGTTTCAGATAGTGATTTCATAGAGTTGATGGATGAAGACCCTGAAATTTTTGACTTATATGGCTTTGAATCTCTTGATGAAGCTGAGAATATGCTACGTGATAGTGTTGGCTTAGATAGATTGAAAGACATGATGGGTAATTCAAGGGTTGAACTAACAAGACCACTATATATTGTACGCTCTAAGTTTATGGGGGGTGATGGCAAGTCTGCTGTAGAGGTTAGAGAAGGCTCTCTATACTCAGCGCAAGTTGTTGACCCAAACAGTCCGTATTTTAAAAAATTTGAGCCTATGTATGGTAAAAATGCACATGTTATCAAGCTAGAAAAAGGTACTAAAGTTTATCATCCAAGCGACTCTGCTGACGCAGCCGAGGTTGTTGTTGAGGGTGTAGATATTTCTAAAAGCCAACAGTGGGAATTAGAAGACTTTAAGAAAGTTGAGAAAGACGGCTATTTCTAATAGTACTGGAGGCCGTGGAAATAGAATGTCGGCTCAGAGGCAGACGTTAAGAAGGAAATGAGTAAAAAGGGTAGTTATTTGAATGATTTAATAGAAAAATAAGCTAACTTCACATATACTATAATAAATGTTAAAATCTAAACAAACATACAGGAAAACAACATGGCAATAGAACCCGCAATTGAAGCACCTTTAGCTCCAATGCCCTCTCCAGAGGACATGATGGACGTAATAGGCAGTCAGATAGATACACAAGAGGACGGTTCTGTCATTGTAGATTTCGCCCCAGAAGACGAAAATGTAGAGGACGAAGGTCACTCTGCCAACCTAGCGGAAGTCTTAGACGATGACTACTTAGAAGAAATAGCAGCAGAACTAATTGATTTATATGAAGAAGACAGAGCGTCGCGTAGCGATTGGGAAGAAGTCTATACCAAAGGAATCAGCCTTCTTGGTCTTAAAATCGAAGAAAGAGACGAGCCCTTCCCAGGCGCGTCGGGCGTTCATCACCCTATCCTCGCAGAAGCGGTAACTCAGTTCCAGTCGCAGGCATTCAAAGAGATGTGCCCTGCAAACGGTCCTGTGGATACAGCCATTGTAGGAATTGAAACAGACGAGAAAGTCGCGCAAAGCAATCGTGTCAAGGAGTTCTTGAACTATAACGTATTACATGTAATGGAAGAGTTTGAGTCTGAGATGGACCAAATGCTGTTCTATCTCCCTCTTTCAGGCAGTGCCTTCAAGAAGATTTACTACGATAACGCTATTGACCGCCCTGTGAGTACTTATATTACAGCAGAAGACCTTGTCGTTCCTTATGAGACAACTGACCTACGTACAGCTAGTCGCGTAACTCATGTTATTCGTATGTCGGCAAACGATATCAGAAAACAGCAGCAGGTAGGGTTTTACTCTAGCACTGACGAGGTTGGTCAGGGCTCTGAGTTATATGAGACAGGCGCTAGGAGTATCCTGGATGAGGCTGTAGGCCAACAAAACAACACAGGCATTGCGGGAGACTATAACGATATACACACCCTGCTTGAGATGCACATTGATTTAGATTTAGAAGGGTTTGAAGATGAAGATGAGGACGGTAAAACAGGTATTGCTATACCTTACATTATTACCATTGATAAAGACACTGAAAGAGTACTATCTATACGTAAAAATTGGAAAGAAGGTGATGACAGCAGAAAGAAAATAGCTTATTTCTGTCATTATAAGTTCCTACCGGGACTAGGTTTCTACGGTTTCGGTTTAATCCACATGATTGGTGGCGTTACTTACGCAGCAACTGCTATCTTGCGCCAATTGATTGACGCAGGTACCTTGTCTAATCTACCGGGTGGTTTTAAAGCCAGAGGATTACGTATCCAAGGCGAGGATGAGCCGATTGCACCTGGCGAGTGGCGCGATGTAGACACGACAGGAGCCTCTATTAGAGACTCTCTAATGCCATTACCATACAAAGAGCCCTCTAACACGTTATCGGCGCTGTTAGGCGTACTGGTGGACACAGGTAGGCGCTTTGCTTCAATCACAGACACTCAAGTAGGTGACTCACGTCAGGACATGCCTGTAGGCACAACTGTAGCACTACTAGAGAAAGGCTCTCAAATCATGTCTGCGGTACATAAACGCTTACACGGCGCGCAGAAGATGGAATTTAAGATGTTGGCACGTATCATTCACGAGAATATGCCTGATGACTACCCATACGAAGTAGAGGGTGGCGAGAATATGATTAAGAAGACTGATTTTGACGAGCGTGTAGACGTGATTCCTGTATCAGACCCTAATATCTTCTCAATGGCTCAGCGCGTGATGATGGCACAGCAACAGCTTAATCTAGCTCAAGCATCCCCTGAAATTCACGATGTCAGAGAGGCTTATAAGCGCATGTATCACGCTTTAGGTGTTGATAATGTAGATAAATTACTACCTCCTGAGCCAGAATTAGAGGCACTAGACCCTATCACAGAGAATATGAACTCGATGACAGGCCGCCCTATGAAGGCTTTTGAAGAGCAGAATCACGATGCCCACATCGAAGCACACGTACAAATGCTACAAAACCCTGCATATCAGCAGATTCAAGGCATGCAGGCGGTACTTACAGCCCATATCCAAGAGCATTACGCACTGAAATACAAGGTTGAAGCAGAGCAAATGCTTGGTCAGCCTATTCCACAAGGTGTCGAAGACCCAGAGACGGCGGCACAACTTGCACAACAAGCCGCTCAAGTTACAGCTCAAATCACCGGTAAAGACCAGCAGATGGCTCAAGCTATGGAGCAATCTCCTATCGACCCTGCAACGCAGGCTAAGATGGAGCTAGAAGGCGCTAAACTCCAGCAGAAAGATAAGGCTGACGAGGAGCGCGGTGCTATTGAACTCACTAAACTGAAGTCGCAAGAGAAGATGGCGCGTGAGAAGATGGACTTAGAGTATCAGAAACACCAAGAAACTATAGCAGCAGACAGAGAGAACTCTCTACTGGACGCTGATATTGCAGAGGGTCAGATGTATACCCAATTGTTAAATGAGCAGAAACGCTCATCCACTCAAAAGGAGCTTACAAATGCCCGGAAAAAAGAAGGGTCCGCCACCAAGCAAGGGACCAGTAAGTAACGGTATTCCATACGGAAACCGCAAATAAAATGCAGAAAAGGAGAAAAGTATGCACGATGCAAGCACGTTCGCGGAGGAGCTTTTAAAGCGCTTACGTAACGATAAACAAGCTATTGAAACAGCTTGTGCTGTTGGTAATGTCCCAGATTGGGATTCATACCAGCATTTAAAAGGTACCTACAAGGGCTTAGCTCTGGTAGAGAGTAACATTTTAGAACTATTGGGTAATATGGCCAAAGCAGATACATAATGCGTTCAAGCTGCGTTTCAGCTTGCTAAAGGAGAAAAGATGATAAATAAGAACGAAATAGACCCTCGGGAATTAACCCCCGAGGACTTAGAAGGTATCCCTACACCTACCGGGTATAGGTTATTAATGATTCCATACTCACCCCCAAAGACTACCAAGAGCGGTATTATCGTGTCCGACGCGATGCATAAAGCTGAGACAGTAGCTTCTACGGTTGGGTATGTAGTTAAGATGGGGCCTGATTGTTATAAAGACAAGAGCAGGTACCCCGATGGGCCATGGTGTACAGAAGGGAGCTTTGTTCTCTTCGGACGCTATGCAGGTGCTCGTATCCAGAGAGACAATCTGGAAATGAGGATTTTAAATGATGACGAGATTCTGGCGTTGATTGACGACCCAGAAAAGTATCTCGCTTACTAGGAGAAGTAAAATGGATGTAGAAAATGCTAAAGAAGTTGACTACGAGTTAGAAGAGGTACAGGAGACTACTCTAGAGGTAGTAGAGGACACAGGAGAGGAAGAACTAGAAGAATATTCTGATGGGGTTCAAAAGAGAATTAAAAAACTCACTTATAAGTATAGAGAGGCTGAGAGAAAAGAAAAAGCTGCATTAGATTTCGCCCGTGGTGTAAACGACGAGCTTACGAAAGTAAAGAAAAGACTTAACCAATCAGACAAGACTCTTATGGGTGAATATGAAGGCAGACTAGATGGGCAGCTTGAGAAAGCACGCTCGGACTATAAGACTGCTTTTGATACAGGCGACTCTACAAAAGCAACAGAGGCAAACGAAAGACTAGCCAAACTAGCTAGTGAAAGAGATACTGTTGAGCGCGCAAGACGCCGTAAAGAATCAGAGTGGGAGGCTTCCGACAAAGAGCTAGAAACTACTACTGCTTTTGATAATCAGATAAACCAGCAGTTCCAGCAGAACGCTCCTACAGACGATAGAGCAGTAGAGTGGGCTAAGGAAAACTCATGGTTTGGTAAAGACGAGGCGATGACAGCATCGGCTTTTGCTTTCCATAATAAACTGGTTACGGAAGAGGGGGTTGACCCAACTACCGATGAGTACTATAATGAAGTTAATGAACGAATGCGTGAGGCGTTCCCGCACAAGTTCAAAGCAAACAACCGAACGACTCAGACGGTTGCAGGCAGCTCTCGCAAGGGTGCCAAGAAATCTGGACGCAAAGTAAGGTTATCCGCAAGTGAAGTAGATATTGCTAAACGCTTAGGTGTACCTCTAGAAGAATACGCAAAGTATAAGGGAGCTAATTAATATGGCAACTAATAATGTGACGCTAAACACAGACAAGCGTTCGTCACGCGCTGCAAGTAACCGCGATACTACAGTTCGCGCTAAGTCATGGACACCACCATCACTGTTAGAAGCTCCAGAAGCTCCTCAGGGTTGGAAGTACCGATGGATTCGAGCAGAAATGCTTGGTCAGGAGGACAAGGTTAATATGAGCAAACGACTCCGTGAGGGGTACGAGCTTGTAAAAGCTGAGGACCATCCTGAGTTTCAAGCGCCTACCATCTCTGATGGGACAGCATTGAATGGTTGCATAGGAACAGGTGGACTAGTTCTAGCGAAATTCCCGATGGAGTTCGTAGAACAGCGGAATGCTTACTACAGAAGCCGCGCTGACGACCAACTGGCTTCAGTAGATAATGATTTGATGAAAGAGAGTAATCCGTCGATGCCACTTAGTTCTCCGGAACGAAAGAGTACGACTACCTTCGGAAGTCAAACATAAAATACTTTTGTTTAATTTAATAGAGAGGGCTTAGCAATGGCTAATTCAGATAATCCTAACGGATTTACGCCTGTAAGACACATGAGCGGTGGGACTATTCGTGCAAACGAATACCTTATCGAATCAGGTGAAACTACGGCAATTTTCTCTGGCGATTTAGTAACACTAGAAGCAGACGGCTACATTGAGCAGGCGGACGCAACTGATGTGAATATTGTTGGAGTTTTCGGCGGTGTCGAATATACTGCTACAGATGGTTCTGTAGTATTTAAGAACAATTGGGTAGCTTCTACAACTACACTTGGTTCAAATGATGTGAAAGCATTTGTATATGATGACCCAAGTATTGTATACAGTGCACAACACGATGGTACTATGACTACAGCAATGAATGGCTCTGCCTTTGATGTTGTAGTTGCAGCAGGTAGCGCGACTAATGGTCGTTCTTCTATGGAAGTTGATACTTCATCAGCTAGTGCAACAAGCGGGCAACTTAAACAAGTTGGGCTAATTAATAAGACAGGAAACGCAACTGGTGCTAACGCAGAAGTTGAAGTCATTATTAATGAGCACCTTCTTAAGCAAGTTGTTGCTATTTAAGGAGGCATAGAAGACTATGGCAATTAATAGAGCACAACTCGTAAAAGAGTTAGAACCGGGACTTAACGCCTTATTTGGCTTAGAGTACTCTAAATATCAAGACGAATGGAAAGGTATCTTTGATACTGAATCTTCAGACCGCGCGTTTGAAGAGGAAGTGATGTTATCTGGCTTCGGTAATGCAGCAACTAAAGCAGAAGGCGCAGGCTTTGCTTACGATACTGCACAAGAAGTTTACACATCTCGTTATAACCATGAAACAATCGCTTTAGGCTTTGCTCTTACTGAGGAAGCAATGGAAGATAATTTGTACGACAAGTTATCATCTCGTTATACTAAAGCACTAGCTCGTTCTATGAGCCACACTAAAAATGTTAAGGGTGCTGATGTATTAAATAATGCATTTAACTCTTCATACGCAGGTGGTGATGGTACTGAGCTGATTGGTACTCACACACTGTTGAACGGTAGCACTATTGCTAACGAACCTTCAGTGGCTGCAGACTTAAACGAAACTTCATTAGAAGCTGCGCTAATTGATATTAGCAAGTTTACTGATGAGCGTGGTTTAAAGATTGCGGTTAAAGGTCAATCACTATGTGTACCTTCAGACTTAATATTCGTCGCAGAACGTGTATTAGGTTCTTCTGGTCGCGTAGCAACAGCGGATAATGACTTGAATGCAATTAAATCAACTGGTGTATTACCAGGTGGTGCGACTGTCAATCATTACTTAACCGATACTGACGCTTGGTTTATCCGTACTGATGCTCCTAACGGCTTGAAGCATTTCAACCGTGTTGGTATGAAGACTGGGATGGAGGGAGATTTTGAAACGGGCAATGTTCGTTACAAGGCTCGCGAGAGGTACTCATTCGGTTGGTCTGACTTCCGTGCAGTGTACGGTTCGCCTGGTGCTTAGGGGAAACCCGCAGTACTAAAGGCTTTACGCTTTAAGAGGTCCCTTCGGGGGCCTTTTTTATTGCCTATTGTTTAATACAATAATTAAGTTATAATAATCATGTGCATTAAGCACACCATATATCCTGCAACGGACGTTGTAGGAGTTGACTGATAACACAGGAGAAATATAATGAGTGCAACACACTTTAGTGGACCAGTAGCAGTAGGCTCTGGCAAAATGGAATCTGTTGGCGCGACTAAGACAGTTAGTTCAGCGGACAACGGTAAGGTTTTAGTATTAAATGGTGGTACTGGCGGAGCAATTACGTTGCCAGCAGTAGCCACAGCCCTTAGTGGTTTACAATTCAAGATTGTAGTAGGTGCAGCCTTTTCTACAGACTACGTTATTACGGCAACTACGGCAGTAATTAGTGGCCCTATCGCAGAAGCAGGTGTTATTCAAACCTGTGCTGGAGCAACCACACTTACGTTAGAAGACGGAACAGAAGCAATTGGTGACCATATCGATTTCTTATGTGACGGAACAAACTGGTTAATTAATGGAAACTTCCAAACGGCGGCATCTATTACGGTAGCTTAATAGCAATCGAATTTAAGGGCTCCTTCGGGAGCCTTTTTTATTGTGTGGAATTAAGTTATAATAGGGTATCTTTTCAATGAGCGGGCGAAGCCCCTCTTCTCATAGGAGTCAATATGGCAGATTCAGTAACAAGTCAGACTATCATGGACGGTTCTAAAACTGTTGTCATGAAGTTTACAAATATATCAGACGGTACAGGCGAAGCAGCAGTAGTAAAAGCAGACGCTTCTGCACTACTGAACGCACCTACTAAATTAAAAATCATGCGTATGTGGGCAATGACCAGCGGTATGGCAGTTACAGTCTTGTTTGATGCCACTGCAGATGTTCTTGCAGTAACAGCCCCTGCAGATGAAGCCACTCACTTAGACTTTAGGTCGTTTGGTGGTATCAATAACAATGCAGGCTCAGGCGTTACGGGTGACATTTCCTTCACGACTGTAGGCGCAGGCGCAGGCGACACCTACAGCATTGTCTTAGAATTATCTAAGTCGTAGGAGAAGCTAAGTGGCTACTTCAGGACTTACCACCTTTAATCTAGATGTCGCAGACATTATGGAGGAAGCCTACGAGAGATGTGGGCTAGAGCTTCGTAGTGGCTATGATGCTAAGACAGCACGACGTAGTATGAATATCATGCTACAAGAGTGGAGTAACCGAGGTATAAATCTCTGGAAGGTTAATAAAACCTCGCAGGCTTTAGTCAAGGGAACCGCGTCTTATACATTAGATGCTAAGATTATTGACTTACTAGACGTCAACCTTAAACGCTCAACTACTGAATTATCAATGTCGCGTCTATCTAGGGCTGATTACCATGCTCGCCCTAATAAGACTACCCAAGCTAGGCCATCTCAGTACTATCTAGAGAGAACTAGTACTCCGGTACTATACATCTGGCCAACTCCTGAAAATGCTACCGACACTATCGAGTATTATGCGATGGAGAAACTTGAGAATGTAGGTACTAGCCTTAATAACGTGGACGTACCTGTTAGATTCATACCCGCTTTAGTTGCGGGCTTAGCTTATTATATAAGTATGAAGAAGAACCCAGAGAGAATTACACTGCTTAAATCAGTTTATGAAGAAGAGTTCACTCGTGCTTTAGAAGAAGACAGAGAGCGCGCAAGTAGCTTCTTTGTACCTCGTAGGATGAGGCTGTAATGGGTAAGTATGCAGGTGGTACCTATGCTAGAGCTATGTGCGACAGATGTGGCATTGAGGTTAAGTACTCTACACTTTTACTTGAGTGGACAGGCTATAAAGTGTGTCCTGATTGCTGGGACCCTAAAACAGAACTAGAATTTCCTAATAAACCACCTGTTGATGCAGAGGCTTTGATTAACCCTAGGCCAGATGTAGATGTAGAAGCAAACGAAGGCGGTATTACAGCAAAAGACGTATCAACAGGAGACACACCAATTGGTACAATGTTTAGAGGATTCGAGCCAAGTGCAGAACTTGGCTCTGTTACGGTGACTATATCATGACATATGCAGAATTAGTACAATCAATTCAAGACTGGACAGAAAACGACGAGTCTACCTTTACTGGCGAGTTAGATTTAATTATTGAGCTTGCTGAAAAGAGAATTTTCAGAGAGTCTGACCTTAATAACACTAGGAAGTACTCAACAGCATCATTACCCGCAGGGGATGAGTTTTTAGCTCATCCAACAGATGCAGTAGTTATACGCTCTTTACAAAGTATTGACTCTAGTGGCGACCGCGCCTTTCTACTTCAGAAAGACAAGAGCTTTTTAGATGACTATATTACAGACAGAGCCGCAACAGGAACTCCTAGATATTACTGTCATTGGGATAGTGATACAGTATATATTGTACCTTCTCCAGCCTCAGCGACTGACTTCGAGATGGCTTATACCTACAGACCTGCTGGACTGTCGTCATCTAATACTACTTCATGGCTCGGTACAAATGCCCCTGATGCTTTGTTCTACGCATGTTTAATCGAAGCATCTATATTTATGAAAGAAGCTCCTGATATTACTGCAAGCTATACGGCTAAATACCAAGAAGCTCTACAGAGACTTATTGTAGAAGAAAACTTTAGAAACAGGAGCGACGAGTATCGCTCTCGCTCAATTATACTAGGAGATTAGTAATGGCTATTACACAAGCACTCTGCACCTCATTTAAAAAAGAACTATTTGAGGTAATCCATGATTTTGATGCGACTACAGGAGATACTTTCAAAATAGCTTTGTATACTTCTTCTGCTAGTTTAGGGGCGGCTACTACTGCATATACTACGTCTGCGGAGGTAACCGGTACCGGTTACACTGCTGGCGGAAACACACTAACCAAAGTAAGTCCTACGTCATCTGGAACTACCGGATTTATCGACTTTGGTAACACCTCTTGGACTACTGCCACCTTTACAGCGAGGGGTGCTTTGATATACAATAGCACCAATAGCAACAAGGCAGTAGCAGTCTTAGACTTTGGAGGGGATAAAACTGTATCTGCGGGTACTTTCTCTATCGCCTTCCCAACACCAAGCAGTTCAGCTGCAATTATAAGAATAGCATAAGCACAGGAGAAACAACATGGCCTCAATTAGTTTTTACAACAACGCTACTAAGGATATCTTAGACGGCACAATAGACCTAGACAGCGATACAATCAAGGTATCACTACACGCTAGTACATACACCCCAGCAGCAACTCATGACTTTTTTGATGATTTAACTAATGAAGTAACGGGAAGCAACTACACAGCAGGCGGAGCAACACTAGGCTCTACGGCAGTTACAACGGTAACTACTAATGACGCTATGTTTGACGCAGCAGACACAACATGGTCAGCTCACGCAAGTGGTTTCAGTACAGCGAGATATGCAGTGATTTATAAATCTACAGGCACAGACTCAACCTCTCCTTTGATAGGCTACATTGACTTCACTACAGACCAAGACAACGTGAACAATGATTTAACTATTAAGTGGAACGCTAGCGGAATCTTACAGCTAACAACATAAGAGGATGACTAATGGCAACTTCGAGAAAAGCACCTGATTTAGTACTTGATACGTCCCCTCAACTTGGCGGCAACCTAGATGTAAACGGGAACACTGTTGATGGTGTAGACATTGCAACAAGGGATGGTGTCTTAACTTCGACAACTACAACAGCTAACAACGCACTACCTAAAGCAGGTGGTGCAATGACGGGTGCTATTACAACTAATAGTACCTTTGATGG